CACCGATAGGGGCCAACAGCTTCTAAGTCAATTTCGTCGAACATGTTGAGCCATTCGCGGAGCTGTTCCAAATTATTGAACTGATAGGTTTCTTTTCGTTTTAAACTCATGATTCATTCTCCTTATTTTCAGTGGTTTTCCAAGACCTTGCGGTTTCGGCGGGGTAACCACCCCCGCCATCATCAGTTGAAATTTATGGGTGTTTCGGCTTAACTCACATTCTCATGAATGAAGAGTCTAGGAGATCTGCTTCCTCTTGTGCCGCCAAAAAGCGCATCCAGCCTATATACCGTGCCTCGTAGGCGTTGCTTGCCTTTATGGCTCCATCAAAATACCCGTTAGGCCCGTGGAATTCATAGTGACCCCTGAACGTTGTATAATGATAGATCCAAGCATCTTTGTTAACCCGATAGCCAGCAGCATTAACCTCATCGCCAATGCTGGATAGCAGCATTCGGCAAAACGTTATATTCTCGTTCATTTTTGATCCTCATTTATTAATTGAAATATTATAATATAAAATCTATTGCTAGATTGCAAGTGGTTTTAATGAAATAACTGGAAAAAGGCAAAATTAATCAAAAAAAATAATGAAATCCCGACGCGGGACGATTATTATTAGGTCTCTTGGGGTCAGTGACCCCACAAATCACAGCGGTGCTGATCCAAAAAGGCATCATTTTTTGTGCCTTAACATTTTTCAAGGGGCAAAAAATGGCTACACAGACATTAGCGGAAGCGCAGAAATTAATTACAAATGACATGATTGCGGGCGTTGTTGAGGACGTGCTAACAACAAATCCCGTATTTCAGGTTTTGCCGTGGACTGGATATTCAGGTCAAGCGATTTTGGTCAATCGCGAGAATGCATTGGGAGATGCAGAGCACCTGGCAGTGGGCGGAACGATTACTGCAAAAGCTGCCGCAAGTTTCACGCAGACGACATTCACCGCAGTAACAACAATCGGCGATGCAGAATTAAACGGTTTGGTTGCGGCTCAATCCGCATCCGGCGGCGTTGATCAATTAGCGGTTGAAATAAGTTCAAAGGCGAAAAGCGTCGGGCGACTTTTGCAAACTGGCATTGCAACCGGAACAGGTACGAGTCCACAGTTGCATTCACTACACACGTTATGCGATTCCACACAATACACAACAGCATCGGCTGGGCAGGCTTTGAGTTTTGCGCTGCTTGACGAACTGCTTGATCTTGTGAAAGCCAAAGATGGCGAGGTCGATTTCTTTATGCTTCCAGCCCGGACTCTGCGCTCGTACCGAGTACTGGTTCGTGCACTGGGCGGCGTGAATGAGGTAATCGCTTTCGATATGGGCGGCGGACGAACACGGAATGTGGACGTATACAATGGAATTCCGATGTTCCAGAATGATTATCTTTCTATCACCGAGACAGCAAACGGGGCCGCTCTTACAACTGGCGCGCTCACCTCGGTTTGGGCGGGTTGTTTTGATGACGGTTCAAGCAAAATCGGTTGCGGCATGATTCATCCCGAAGGAACTGCGACTGGTTTCGACGTCACAATGGTCGGAGAAGCCGAAGCGAAGGACGAAACGATTGCGCGAGTAAAATCATATTCTAATTTCGTTTTGTTTAATCGTCGCGGTCTTGCTCGGTTGCCATCAATCAACAACTAAACTCCAGGCATTGGGGGGATACGTCCCCCCTTTTTTGTTCAATTAATTGGTGATTGAAATGGCAGATAAAAAAGAAATTAGCAAGAAAAACAAACTGGTTGAAGTGAAATTTGATCCAAAGAAACTCGGCATTCCTTTTGATTCAAAAACGATTTATGGAATTGCGGTATCTGAGCGCGATAGAAAACTGGTTGGTAGAACGGAGGAATCTATTGCGAAGGCGATGAAAGACGCGGGTATCCTTTGAGTATCTTGACTGAAATCATAATTGCTCAAGGCGTTACTCGATGGCCTTGGTGATCGAGGACGGGACTCAAATAGAGAACGCGAATTCATATGCAACCGATGCAGAATTTTCCGCTTATGCAGCCGCAAGAAATTTCACAATTCCTGCGTTAGAGGCTGATCGTGACGTACTAATGATCAAAGCCATGGATTATTTAGCTGACATGGAAAGTGAGATGAAGGGCGTTCGTGTTTCAAGTTCGCAGGCTGTGTCATATCCTCGCAGCGACGTATTGACATATGGATTTATAGTCAATTCAGATGCAATACCGCAGAGTTTGAAAAACGCGCAAATGGAAGCAGCGATTGCGGCATACACGCAAGAGCTTCTGTCCAATGCTGTTGTGAACAATGTGCAGAGTGAGGCGGTTGATGTTATCAGTACCAGTTATTTCGATGGCGGCAAGGATGGCAGAATTAAACTCGATAGAGTGATCGCGCAGCTCAAGCATTTATTAATTGATAATAATCAATTGTTGAGGGTGTGATGGGATATGCGGCCCAAATATCAACAGCGTTAAAATTGATCACTCAATTCGGGAAATCAGTCACATTGACTCGTGAAGACGATGGAGCGACTTATAATCCTGTCACCGGCACAATGAGCGGGGGTTCAACAACGAGTCTTACTGGCGTTGGTGTTTTTCTCAATTATCAGAACATCGAAATTAATGATGATATCAAAACAACGGATCGGAAAATGATTTACCAGGGTGATGCTTTGTTAATTGGTGATAAATACGGGACTGCGAGGATTTATGCTTTGAGCAATCTTGATCCCGACGAAAGCGGGGCAATAATAACAACAGCGCAGATACGTCAATGATTTTTGATGTCGAGTATTTTCAAGAAAATCACAAAGGACATTTGACCTCAATAATTATTGATGGAAATTCCGTCGTGAATAATTGTGTAGCGATTGATGTTGACGAACAGAGCGTCCAGTTTTATCAGTGCGGCAGTGATGGAATATTAAGCGAGGTAATTGATACCATTTTCCCGCGCAATTGTTCGATTATTTCAGATGGTATTTATATTGGCGGCTGGCATGAGTGAGACTAACTTAAGAGCGGCACTGGATAACCATCTTCACACAATGGCAAGTCTGCCCGATGTTGATTGGTTGGGCCAGGGTTTAGATCAAGCGGGCCAGATTTATTATTCGGTCAATGTTCTCCCCGCAGAAGATATTACTGTCGGCATGGAATCAGGTGGATCAAATGTTCTTGCAGGCATTTATCAAATAACGGTTAACGTCCCAAAGAATTCAGGCAAGGCAGTTTATATGACAGAAATAGAAAAGATCAGAACACGATTTGCTCGCAGCCAAGTGATGACATATGACGGGACAACTGTTGCTCTACATAAAGTTTTCTCATCAGCAGGAATAACGGACGAAAATTATTTAAGATTCCCTATCTCAATTATTTATAGAGCGGCAATATGAGTTTCAGTGCTGATATTCAAAAAGCTATCGAGAAATACAAGATTGGTTTCAATGACGTTGTAAGGCTTTCGTTGCTCGACTTAACCCGTTCAATTGTTATGATGACGCCGGTAGATACCGGCAGAGCACAAAACAACTGGGAGGCAGATATAGACATGATTCCCACAGGGACAAATAACAAAACTCGGCCTGCTAGTGCAGTAATCGAACAGGCAGAGAGCAAAACACGCAGGGCGGGCGGAAATATTTATTATTTGGTCAACAATTTATCGTACATAAGAAAATTAGAAGGAACGGGGGTTGGCGATGGGTACTCAAGGCGCGCCCCGAACGGCATGGTGAGAGTGTCGTTACAAAACTATCCGCAGTATTTAAAAAACGCTGTGGAAAATTTAACTTAGAAGGAAAAATATTATGGCAATTCAAACTAATGCAAGCACAACAATTGGGCTTGTCGCTTCTTCACCGGCAACGCATGATTCGTCGGGATTTGCGGCTCTGACGTTCGTCGATATTGGCGAGGTGGTTTCAATCGGCGAACATGGCGGCACGGCAGCGTTAATCACTCATTCGCCGCTGGCTTCCAGGACCGTACTGAAGCAGAAGGGCTCGATCAATTATGGCAGTATACCGATTGGGTTTGGTCTTGATATTTCAGACGCCGGTCAGGTTTTGCTTGAGGCTGGCGCGACCGGAACTAATGTTGATGTTGATCATTCAATCAAGATCACCTACCAGGACGCGAGCGTCGAATATTTCGAAGCAAAGATCATGAGCTACACGCGGAATCCGAGCACAATTGACGCAATTGTTTCAGGTACCGCAACGTTGGAGCTTGTCACGAGTATTGTGGACGCCTAAACTATAGTCCAGAATACGGGCGGTCACGGTCTTATCAGCGTGACCGCCCTCCATATTTGACTGATAAGAAAACTGATAAGGAAATGAAATGTTTAATTTAGAAATCGGTGATGATGCGAAAGCGGCACAAAAATTTGTACCAGAGCATCCGAATCCAGCGATAGGCACTAGTCATGGCGTGGCTTTGTTTTTGTACGGAAAACATTCGCCTCAGTATCGAGATGCGGTTGCTGCGACAATGCGGCGGCAGAAAAAAGGCGAGCTTTCTCTGGCGGAAACAATCGATGAAAGTGCAAAATTCATAGCATCTTGCTGCGAGGATTACGAGGGCGCGAAGGACGAAAACGGTAAAAAGAAAAAGTTCAACCGGCGAGAGCTGGCTGATACTTTAGCGAGTGAGGACTACAGATGGATGCGAATTGCTTGCGAAAGATTCATGGCGGAGGATGATAATTTTTTTCCGCTGCTAGGGAAGAATTAACGAAATATGTTGCGCGTTTGGCCTGGTTGAATTTTAAAGACGATACTTGGCAAAAAACGAGAGGGGAATTGCTATCCGTTTCAAATCCTCATAAAGAATTGCCGACAGTAAAGATCGCCCCATACTTGTTACAATATTGTTTTGAGGTGGGAATGGTCAAAAGCGGAGCGATGGGTGCGGTTCCTGTTGAATGGATTGATCTTGCGGCATGGGTCAGTCTGTCAAAAGTTTCTTTGCATCCAGAAGAGGCAAATATAATTATTGATTGTTCGAGGGTTTATGTTACATGGCTATCGAAGGCCAAAGATTTGAACTGTGCGGCCCCGTTTCCCGACGTCGTTGATGAGTGATCGGGTATGGATATATTTACGTTAGGTGTCAAAGCCGACACAACCGATATCAAAAAGGGTGAGAAAGATTTAGATAATTTTTCTGACGCAGCCGATAAAACTTCCAAAAGTGTTGGCAAAACTTCAAAAAAAATTGAGGCAATGCGGAACAATGTGAACATGGCTGGAACAGCCATTGCAACATTCGGAGTTACTGCAGCAACCGCACTCGGAGCAGCCACAGTTTCAGCAGGCAAAGCGGCGAAAGAAATTCAAGTCTTTGCTCATGCATCTGGTCTAAGCACCAAAGAATTTCAGGACGCAGCCTTTGCCGCCAGCACTGTCGGCTATGAGCTGAAAGATTTGTCGGATGTGTATAAGGATTTCCAAGATCGTGTTGGTGATTTTCTTACTGCCGGTGCAGGGCCAATGGTTGATTTTTTTGAACAAGTCGCGCCAAAGGTCGGAGTTACTGCCGAGGCATTCAAAAACCTAAGCGGCAAGGATTCGCTTGAACTGTATGTTTCCAGCCTAGAAAAAGCAAAACTTTCTCAATCCGAGATGGTTTTCTACATGGAAGCTATGAGTGGCGAGTCTACAAATCTTTTACCCCTGTTAACAAATAACGCGGAGGGTTTTAATAAATTAACAAAACGTTCAGATGAACTAGGATTATCACTCAAAGATTTTGAAGTTGAAAATCTTCATTCAATGAATGTCGCACTTGAAGAAATGGGGGCCATTAGTGCAGCGACTTCAAATGTTATTGGTGCAGCATTCGCTCCCTTCCTGACTGATCTGGTCGAACAATTTAATGCAACAGCGTTAAGCGGTACCGAAGTTCGCGAGATGTTCTTTGAAGTTGGCGATGTTGTTGTCCAGGTTGCCGGTGTGTTTGCTAATGCAGGGCGAGCAACCGAAATCATGGGATTGGGATTGGCTGCAATTGCCATCACAGGAACCGAGGCTTTCAATACGTTCGATACTCGCATTGCTCAATTCCTCACAGACTATCGAATATTCTCATTCAATATAGATATTGAAACAGCCGATTGGATTAATGGGATGATCAGAACTGCCACTGGCGGTTTTAATGATTTGATCGACATTGCCAATACTTACCTGCCTGAATTCCTGCAAAAATCCCGAATTGAATTTGACGTAATTGATACAACAGCGTGGCAGCTATCACTTGATGTATTAATTGATCATTCAAAACATCTTGAAAGCGAATTAGTTGCAAGCAATGAAGCAATTGCAGACGCTTGGAGCAACGTACATGATCTGATGATGGAGCCCCTGCCTTCTGAAAATATTCAGGGATGGTATGACGAAATCAAACGCGGAATAATCGAGGTTGCAGCAGTTCAGGCCAAAGCAGATAAAGAAATTAAAAAAGCAAAAAAAGATGCCGATGTTGATTCTGAAAAACTAACAGCGAAAGAATTACGACGCCAAAATGATGTTAAGCAAACGCAAATGTCGGCAGTTACCGATGAACTTGCGTTTTTCAAAAATATGATGGGCGAAAAGAGCAAAGGGCGCGAGGCCCTTCACCGAGCCGAGCAAGTGTTCTCCGCCGTTGAACAAGCATTGTCGCTGCAGAGCGCATTGATGAATGCCAAGGAAGCGATCACATCCGCTTTCGCCGCCCCATTCCCTGTGAATTTTGCAGCAGGTGCAGCAATGATTGCTATCATGGCGAGCCTTGGTTTACGCTCTGGCGGTTCGGGTGGTGGTTCAATTCCTTCTGCCGAGGAATTGCAGAGCACACAAGGCACTGGGACATTGCTCGGGAGCGATGAAAAATCACGCAGCATTCAAAACGCACAAGATCGGTTTGAAGATCTATCAATTGATCAGCTCGCTGAATTGCGCGGTATCCGCGATGGCATCATTACACTGTCCAGCAGCATTGAAAAGCTCGCCCGCGACTTTGTTGGTGGCGGCGGTGTTGGCAGTTATTCTGGCGAAACAGGGTTGGTCAGTACAACCCTGGGTGGCCTTTTTGGATCAAAAACAAAGGAAGTTGTTGATTCCGGAATTATATTTGTTGCCCAATCACTGGGAACAATTATCGAATCTGGCATTGTTCAAGCGCAGAGATATTTCTCAATATTGACAAAAAAGAAATCTTTTTTTGGATTGTTTAAATCTGAGAGCGTCGGTATTGCAACAGAGGCATTAGATGATGCAATACGAGAAGAAATGGCTGGCATCTTCGCACATATTGGCGAGATCGTTTTGGAATCAGCGGCGGCACTAGGATTCGAGGAAACGACTGTCACTCTGCCTAGTGTGCTAGACGTAGTGGGAGATGGATGGGATTTTTCGAATATTCGGGGTGGCCAGGGTTGGTATGGTGGCGATATATTTGAAACAGTTTTCAACGATGTTGTCATGTCGCTTGACGATGCGATTGCTTCCTTCCGAGTTGATATTGGGCAAATCAGTTTTGAAAATATGAGCGGTGAAGAAATTCAGCAGGAATTAGAGGCGATCTTTTCTCAGCAGGCAGATTTGATTGCCGAGTATTTAGTTCCGTCAATCGCAGAATATCAAAAAATAGGCGAAGGACTCTTTGACACCCTCACACGAGTTACTTATGAGCAAGTCATTTTTAATGATGCAATCGCAGCGATGGGAATTAGCCTGGCTGATCTCGCTAGTACTATGCAGATTGAAATTGCTCAGAGCGTATTGACCATTGTGGGAGGCGCACAAGAACTCGCAGAATTAACCGAACAATTTTTCAATGATTTCTATACTGAGGCTGAACAATTTGAAATGCTTGCTGGTTCGCTCAACGATGTTCTTAGCGGGCTCGGTTTATCGATGTTTGAAAGCAGAGAATCATTCCGAGAAATGGTTGAGGGTGCAGATTTAACGACAGAGGCCGGTCAAAGACTGTTTGCTCAATTGTTAGAAATTGCGCCGGCAATGAATGATTATTTTGATGTACTGGATGATAGCGCAGCCGAAGAAGCAGCAGCAAGCGAAAGAACTTTGGCAGAGGCACAGGCGGACGCGGCGGTAGCAGCAGCGGCACTTACCACCGCGCAGCAGACTTATACTGATCAATTTTTGACGAATGCAGAACAGTTTGATTTGTTGAGTTCAGATCTTGAGGGATCATTAGCCGACCTTGGTTTGTCTATGTTTGAAAGCCGTGACGCTTTCCGAGATTATATTGGTGACATCACTCAAGCCGATGCCGCACTTCTTGAACTGCTCCCGTTGCTGGATACCTACTTTGATCAACTCGAAAGCGATGCGATTGAGGAAGCAGCAGCAAATGCAAGAGATCTGGCAGATGCTCAAAAAGAACAGGCGATAGCAGCAGCGGCACTTGCTGATGCCCAACAGGTTTACGTCGATCAATTTATGACAGGCGCAGAGCAGTTTGATTTGTTGAGCGCAAACCTGGGGGAATCGTTAGCCGATCTTGGTCTCGCGATGTTTGAAAGTAGAGAGTCATTCCAAGAATATATTGGTGACATCACTCAAGCCGACGCAGCATTGCTTGAATTGCTCCCGTTATTGGACGCTTATTTTGACAAGCTTGAGAGCGACGTTATCAGGGATGCAGCGGCGACAGAGGCCGAGCTTGCAGAAAGTCGGCAGGCAGAAACAGCCGCAGCCGCGACACTTGCCGCCGCCCAACAGGTTTATACTGATCAATTTCTGACAAATGCAGAGCAGTTTGATTTGTTGAGTTCAGATCTTGAAGAATCATTAGCTGATCTTGGTTTATCGATGTTTGAAAGCCGTGACGCTTTCCGCGAATACATTGGTGATCTCACTCAAGCCGATACCGTATTGCTTGATCTACTCCCGTTGATTGATGCTTATTTTGACAAGCTAGAAAATGATGCGGCTATCGAAGCAGCAGAGGCTCTCGAATCATTAGTTACAGCGCAAGAGGCAGCAGCGGCAGCAGCAATCGCACTTGCTGATGCACAGCAGATTTATACTGATCAATTTATGACAGATACAGAACAGTTTGATTTGTTGAGTTCGGAACTTGAGGAATCGTTAGCCGATCTTGGTCTTGCGATGTTCGACAGTCGTGACGCATTTCGCGAATACATTGGTGATCTCACTCAGGCTCCAGCAGCATTGCTTGAACTGCTCCCATTGTTTGATCAATATTTTGACAAACTCGAAAGCGATGAACTTGCTGCCGCAATAATCGCAGCCGAGGAACTTGCAGAGGCCACTAGACTCGCAGATGAAACCGCAAACGCGCTTGCCCAAAGTTTGCTCGATCAGGCAGAAGCATCCAAAGCACTGATTAAAGAGCATCAGCGTCTTGAACAAATTTACATTGATCAATTTATGACGGGCGCAGAGCAATTTGCATTGTTGAGCGCGGATCTTGAAGAATCGTTAGACGGTCTTGGTTTATCGATGTTTGAAAGCCGCGATGCTTTCCGTGAATATATTGGTGATGTCACTCAGGCTCCAGCAGCACTTCTTGAACTGCTCCCATTGTTTGATGCTTATTTTGACAAGCTCGAAAATGATGCAGCTATCGAAGCGGCAGATGCCCTCGAGTCATTGGTTGCAGCGCAAGAAGCGGCAGCAGTCGCAGCAAACGCACTTGCTGATGCCCAACAGACATATATTGACCAATTTATGACGGACGCAGAACAATTTGCATTGTTGAGTGCGGAACTTGAGGGATCATTAGACGATCTTGGTTTATCGATGTTTGATAATCGTGATGCTTTCCGTGAATATATCGGTGACATCACTCAGGCTGATGCAGCATTGTTTGAACTGCTCCCGCTGATTGATCAATATTTTGACAAACTCGAAAATGATGCGATTGAGGAAGCGGCGGCGCGAGAGCAGGCTTTAATAGATGCTCGCGAAGAAGAGGCGGCAGCAGCGAACTTGTTAACCCAGGAACTTGAAGCGGCGAATATGGCAGCAACTCAAGCAGCAGAGGAACTTGCGCGAGCGATTGAATCATTAACCGATTCGCTGATCGTTTCGGCAAATTCTGCTCTTGATGGATTACAGGCCGCAGTTGCAGTTGAGCGTGATATTTTATCAGGCGGTCTTGAGGAATCTCTTGCGAACATTGCAATCGACTATGAGGCGAGAAGAAGGAATGCTTCTGCAATCGCGAACGCACAGATTGAATCGCAAGAAAATCAACTCGCAATAGTCAATGAGCGGGTGTCCGAACTTGCTGGATTATCTGGTTCAATTGCCTCTGCGCTTGGTGGCGTCTTTGCTCAAAATAGAGGCAATGCAAGGGATGAGATTGCAGCGGCAATTGTTGCCGCTCAATTTGGTGAGTCATTAACAGGCCGTAGCCTTGAGAGTGCGATCGGTGTACTGACGAACATAGATGCGGCTGGTTTTAAATCTCAATTAGAACTTAATCTAGAAAGGGCGCAGACAAATCGGCAATTGGAACAGCTTGGTGATTTGACCGCAGGGCAATTATCCGAAGCAGAAAAAAATGCTCAATTGATTTCATCTCAAATTGAAACCATCATAAGGATTGCCGACGAACAACAAGAAACCTATGATGCGTGGCAATCTCGTGACGAAGAAGCAGCGCGTCAGCAATATGATTTAGAAATTGAGGCGTTGGATGCGTTGGTTGCAAACGCTGAAGCGGAATTGAATCATTTGCTCGGAATTAACGAGGGCGTAGCAAGTCTTGCCGAGGCTCAAATCGCCTTCAATGCGTCAATTGAATTACTGGCTAATCAGTTAATAAATCAATCAGCGAGTATCGATGAATTAAATGAAGCGAATATGACAGCCCAGGCTAATGCGAACGCGGCAGCAATACCAGATCAGAGTTCGGGCGAGGACGTGATGAAAGCGGTTGCGGTGAGCAGCCATAAAACAGCCAAGATACTTTCGCGATGGGATGGTGATGGAATGCCGGCGGAAACAACAGCATGATTATTATCAAGCCTATTACGATTAATGATGCCGTATTGACATCAAGCGATGTATCAGAAGTTGATGAAGCGGAATATAATCCAGCGACGAGTTATGCATTGAATGCAACAGTGATGCGAACGACTGATACCGTACACGGCATTTTTATATCGCTTCAGGCGGCAAATGTTGGCAATTCACCAGAAGACGATGATCAAACTTCTCCGGTCTTTTGGAGCAGAATTTCCGCTACAAATCGGTGGGGAATGTTCAGTGATCAAATTAATGATCAGACCGAGCAATCAAACGTGATTACGGTCGCCCTGCTCCCTGCCAGTTTAGTCAACGGCATGACGTTTTTTAATTTAGAAGCACAGACTGTCAATGTGACAATGAACGATCCGACAGAGGGTGAGGTTTATAATGTCGATTTTGATTTGGTGGCTGATTCGGGCGTAAACAATTGGTATCTGTATTATTTCGAACCGATTTTGAGACAAGGCACCGTCGCTGTTTTAGACCTGCCGCCCTACATCGCGGCGACAATAACGGTCACGATCACGAACGTGGGTGAGACTGCAAAATGTGGTTTGCTTTCCTTTGGTGCACAGGCCCAACTCGGCTTGACAAATTATTCAAGCGGCATCGGCATCACAGATTATTCACGGAAAGAGCGGGATCAATTTGGAAATGCTTTAATCGTGCAAAGGAATTTTAGCAAACGGGCGGATTATTCCGTGACGGTAGCAACGAGTTATGTTGGATATGTTCAGGACCAGTTGTCACAATTGCGAACGGTTCCTCTCTCGTGGATCGGGGCGGAGGAATATGAATCGACCGTAATTTATGGATATTTCAAGGATTTTAGCGTAGTCTTGTCGAATCCAAGTACTTCGCTTTTGAGCATTGATGTGGAGGGGTTGACCTAGAATGGCATCATCAATTACAGCGTTACCGACAGCACCGCAGCGCACAGACGCACCGGCAACATTTGTGACGAATGCCGATGCCTGGGTTGCGGCACTCGGGACATTTGTCACTGAAGCAAATATAGTTGCGAGCGAAGCCGAAACAGACGCAGCAACAGCAGCAGCAGCAGAGGCTCTAGTAACACCAGCCGCCACAATTGCAATTGCGTCGTCAAATTTTAAGGGGTCATGGTCAAGTCTGACCGGCGCATTGAATGTCCCCGCGAGCGTCGGGCATAGTGGCTTGAACTGGATTCTTCTATCGAATCTGGCAGACGTCACATTAAAAGAACCTGGCGTTGATGTTGAATGGCAGAAAGCCGGCGGCGGAACGAGCGTCGGAATTTTAATGTTTTATGGAGCGCAACAATAATGGCAGCAATAGTATCTCAGGGCAGTTATTCAGCAAGCTCGATAGCCACAATATTCACAGCGACAGCAGACTGTACAGTTTCAGTTTCAATTACAAATAAGTCTGGGAGTGCGGCGGCTATCAGTGAGATCAGCAGATCATCAGGAACGACTACTGATGTGACTGGCTTCCTTCGTGGCGATTATTCT